TACAAGGCGAAGCACATAAAATAGTTTTATCAGGATATACTGAAGCCGACACTAGGGGTTATGCTTATGCTGAAGGTAATAATTATGGAAAAAAAATATATATTCCAATTAACGCAAATATAATTATAAGGGTAAATGGAATAGCTACTGTTATAGGTGGAACAAGCACAACTTATGTTGTAGGCACAACTGAAGCCTTTGCTTACTATACCGCCTTTAAAAACATAGAAGGCGTAATAACGCAACTAAGTACAGCAGGGGGTCAAAGTGAATTTAGTATTAGGGAAGGTGCAAATCCAACTACCTGCACTTTATATATAGACACATCTTCAAGTGGTGAATTACAATTTGGCTTAGATGATAGCCAAACTGATACTAAAAGAATATGGGCTTTGACAGTAGATCTAGCAGTTCAAAAAATACAAAATTTAACACTTCCCTTTGGTGAAAATTGGGCTTTATATCAAAGTGGCAGAAATATAGAATTTCAAAATTACAATTTATTAGTATGGAATTAAAAAAATATATAAGAGCAACATCAAAATTAATAATACCTTCTATTGACCATTTACAATTAGTAGAATACAAGGATAAAGAATTAGACTTTGCTTATGGTATGCAGGAATATCACACAAGTTTTCAAAGGATGTTTAAACAATTAATAAGAATACTATGGCGATAAAGAGAAAAATAATACTAGAAGCAGATGTAAAAGATGCAACAACCAAAATAGACACTTTAGGCAAGAGTATTGAAAATGTAGATGATGCAGCAATTTCTAGTAAAGTTGGGTTTGATGTAATGAAAGAAGGCGTATTAGGTGTAGGTTTAGCACTTAAAGCGTTAGGTATTGGTTTAATAGTAAGTGCTTTTGTAGCGTTGAAAAATTTATTTGGTCAGAACCAGATGGCAATGGACTTATTCACCACAGCAACAGAAAGCCTAAAAGTTGTATTTAATAAAATTGTAGAACTTGCAACCAAAGTAGGTAGCACATTGTCAAGTGCTTTTTCTGACCCTAAACAAGCAATAGCAGATTTATGGGAAGCACTAAAGAAGAATATAGTAAATAGATTTGAAGGGTTTATAGACCAATGGAAAGCGGTGGGTAAAGTAATAAAAGGCGTATTTGATTTAGATTGGGACACAGTAACGAAAGGTGCTACAGAATTTGGTCAAGCACTTATACAAACAGCAACGGGATTTGATACAGAACAACAGCAAAACATAATTGATGGCGTAAAAAGTTTAGGAAAAGAAATTGCAACAACAACAAAAGAAGCGAGTGCGTATGGGAAGGCAATTACAAAAATGCGTAATGAAGTAAAACTTGCTGAAGCACAACAAAGGCTATTGCAAATGCAATACCAAAAAGATGCAGAATTGCAAAGACAATTACGAGATGATATAAGTTTGACTATTGATGAAAGAATTGATGCTAATACAAAATTAGGCGAAATACTTGATGAACAATTTGCAAAAGAGAAAGAACTAGCAGACAAAAAACTAGAACTAGCAGAAAAAGAATTGTCTGTAAATAAAGATAATATTGATTTACAGGTTGCACTTATAAATGCTAAAACAGAACTTGCAGACTTAGAAGAAAGAATAACAGGACAGCGTTCTGAACAGTTAGTGAATTTAACAGGACTAGAAAAAGAAAGACAAGATGCCCTAAAAGAAACAGAAAAGGTTGCTAAAGACACAGGTAAGGCAGAAGTTAAAATAGCAGAACTAACAGCAGCAAATAAAAGAGATATTATTGCAGGTGCTTTAGGTAATGTAGCAACTTTAATGGGCGAAGAAAGTAAGGCAGGAAAAGCGCTAGCGGTAGCCCAAGCTCTTATCAATACATACTCCGCAGCAACAACAGCTTTATCTTCACCTGCACAGGGTGGTGCTGGTCCGATATGGGGTATTCCTGTAGCAATAGGTGCGGTCGCAGCAGGTATGTCTAATGTTAGAAAAATACTATCCACCAAATTACCTGGCGGTGATGATGGTGGTGGTGGTGGTGGTGGTGGTGCACCTGATATACCCAAAGCGACAGGAATAGGTGGCAATTTAATACCTAATTTAGAAGCAATAGAACCAACAGAATTAGGTGGTGCTACACCTGTTCAGGCTTATGTAGTTGAAAATGATATTAGCGATGCACAAGCCTTACAAGAAGAATTAGACATACAGGCTACATTATAAACAAAAAAACAAACTTTATATTTATTTATGTTATGGCGAATAAAATAAAAAAACTAATAGAACTTATCATTGATGAAACTGCTGAAATGTTTGGAGTTGAAGCAATATCTGTTGTAAAATTTCCTGCTATTGAAGAAAACTTTGTATTCTTTAATAATGATTTTTTATCACTTGCTAAAGTAGATGAAGAAAAGAAACAATTAATCGGTGCAGTATTAGTACCTGATAAGAAAATTCCACGACTTGATAAAGATACTAATGAACAGTATGAAGTATTTTTTACTAAGGAAACTATAAGACAGGCACAGAAGCTATTTATGGCTAGTCTAAGGAACAATAGCCATACACTTGAACATAGTGAACCAATCAAAGGTTTAACTGTCGTAGAAAGTTGGATAAAAGAAGATAAGAAATTTGACAAGTCTAATATGTGGGGTTTTAAAAATATGCCAATCGGTACTTGGTTCGTGCAAGTTTCAGCAGAAAACAATCCTGAAATTTGGGATAAAATAAAGAATAAAGAAGTGCGTGGTTTCAGTATTGAAGGGTGGTTTACAGATAAATTAATTGAAGCATCTAAACAGAAAGATATATTAGATGAAGTATGTGAAGATTGCCCTGACCAAGAAACATTTGGAAAAATAAAAGATGTTATTTTACAAAATGAACTTCACCCTGTAGGTAGTTTAGATGGCGAACCATTATTTAGAACAAAAGAAGAAGCAAATCTATATGCTGAAATGTTTAAAGGTGGTGCAGGTAGCCATATCCATAAAGTAGATGGTGTAAAATTATATATGCCTTGTAGTGATTATGCTACAGCAACAACACAAGAAGAACAATACACTAAAACAGGCAAAAGGAAATACAAGCGAAAATACAAGATGCTAGAACATCTAGCTTATGCTAAAAGACAGGCACTTGCTAAATATCCTTGGGAACAATGTATTCGTGATATGATGAAAGAATACGGAAATAAAGAAACTGCTGCTAAAGTCTGTGCAGCTATCAAAAATAGAACAGTAAAATATTCAAAGAAATAAACAACAACAACCCTTTTATATTTATTAATGTTATGAGTACACTAAAAAAAATCTTAAACTTATTACAAATGAAAAACGAAGCAAAACCTAATGGCGTGAAAATGTACGCTGAATTAAAATTAGATGATGGCAGGGTTCTAGCCACAGAAGATGAACAATTTATGATAGGATCAAAAGTCTTTGTCGTTTCAGATGAAGGCGATGCTTCACCACTTGAAGCAGGTAGTTATACTTTAGAAGATGGTGCAAAAATTACTATAGATGAAAATTCTAAAATACTAGATTTAGGCGAAGAAAAAGAAGCCGAAGGTGTAGAAAAACCAGAAGAAGCATCTGAAGAAAAAGAATTAGCAGAAGATGATGAAGCGGATGTTGGCGATTGGGCAGGTATGGAAAAGAGAATTAAAAACCTTGAAGATGCAGTTGCTGATTTAAAAGCAGACAAAGAAGAAGCGTCTGCTGAACTATCCGAAGAAACTAATGAAGAAACTACTGAAGAAGGAAAAGAGGAATTAAGCGAAGAAAAAGAAAATCCAATAGAATTATCTTCTGACTTTGCTAGTGAACTTGTAACTAGACTTGAAGGTCTAGAAAATAAAAATAAAGATTTAGAAAATAAATTAGAAGAATTATCAAAAGAACCTGCTGATGAAGGTATTAACTATTCACCACAAGGCAACAATGTTAATTCAACAGTAGACTTAGAAAAACTGTCAAATCAACAAAGGGCAGCGTATTACATAAATAACTTAAAATAATTAAAATTCAAAAAGATGGGAAATAAAATTCAATTATCAAAAAAGCGTGAATTTGATATAACTATTACAGACAACACTTACGCAGGTGAATTAAGTTTGCCTTATGTAACTGCTGCATTACGTTCACCAGATACAATCGCTAAAGGCTATGTAAGAACAATAGATGGTCTAAACTCTAAAGCAGTTATAAACAACTTGGCTTGTTCAAATCCTATTGTTGCTGCGGCTTGTTCTTTTTCAAGTGGTGATGACACAAGTTTGACTGAACAAGTTTTAACGCTTACCGATTTAAAAGTAAACGAAGAAATTTGTCGGGGAACAATTTTCCCTACCTGGATTGGACAGGGTATGGACAGAAATGGAAACTTACCACAAGAATTTGGTGATTTTTTACTTCAAGTAGTTGCAGGAAAAGCAGCGGCTCAATTAGAAATCGGAATATGGCAAGGGTCTTCACCTTTCGGAACAGGGTTTTTATCTGATGATGGTAACCAAGATGAAGCAGGAGCAGACGCTTCAGCATTAAAAGACTTTTCTGAAGTTGATTTTGCTGATGCTTTAGCAGCGGCTGATATCCTTACTGATATGGCTTCGGTATATAATACTGTTGCTTCTGATGTTTCAGGAATACTTACTAAGCCAGGTGCAGGTTTTTATATGAATAATAAAACATATGGTTTTTATATTCAAGCATTAGCAACTGCAGGTTCTAATCAAGGTCAAGTTTCAGGTGCAGGATTTAATTTAAGTGGTGAGAATATGACTTACTTCGGGTTCCCCGTTTACAGGTGTCCTGGCATGTTTAACGACACCATTGTTTTCACTTATCCTGAGAACTTAGTATTTGGAACAAACCTAGCAACGGACTGGACTGAAGCGAGATTGATCCCGACCTACCAATATGACGGAAGCGATAATGTGAGAGTTACAATGAACTTCGCTGTAGGCGTACAGACTGCTGTTGCAACTGATGGTGTATATGGTTCAACTGTTTGGTCTTAATGGATACTTTAAATGGGTGGTTGTAATATACCACCCTTTTATTAACTTTTAAAATATAAAATAAAATGGCTTGTGATATTACAAGAGGACGATTAATAGATTGCAAAGATGCTATTGGGGGCTTAAAAGCTATATATATTTGCAAAGCATTTAGTAATAATATCTCTGCTGAAGCAACTATAAATACATCTGAAATGACTACAGCAGGTTTTGCGACTTGGTCTGGTGGTTCAGGTTCAATAGAAGTATTCAAATATGATTTAGTACAGAATTTAAGTTCAATGACTGTAACTATTAATTCTGATAATGCTACAGGAACAGCATTTTTTACTCAAGCATTAAGCATAACACTACAAAAGATTGACCACGATACTACTAATGAATTAAGACTAATGGCTTATTCAAGAAGTCAAGTATTTGTTCAAGATGCTTTAGATAATGTATTTTTATTAGGAATTGATAATGGGTGCTTCGTTACAGGTGGCACAGTTATAACAGGTGCGGCAAAAGGTGATTTGACAGGGTATACAATTGAGTGGGGTGCAGAAGAAAGAAATGCCTTAGTACAACTTCCTGCTAGTGCGGGTGCTGCTACTGCTAAATATCCATTTGATGGACTTTCTGATGAAGCAAATTTAACAATAACAGTAGGCACATAATCGTTACTCTACTTTACAAATTAAAGGGACTTTTGTCCCTTTTTTTTTAGTATTAAAATAATTTTACACTTTGGCACAGTATTTGTTAAGAAAATTTTATATATCCGTTAATTTAATATCTTTTAATTTTGGTGTATGTATACCACCCACCAGAGATAATGCGTTACAGGGCTTAAAACTAGCCTTAAACCCAATTTCTAACATTACTTATAGTACACTAAAAAACAATAACTTTATATTTATATTTATTAGTAAAAGACTGAACTATGACTTGGAAACTTAAAAAACAATGGGAAGGTAAAAGTATTGATAGCCTAAGAATACC